CACGATGTCCGTCCAGAAACCCCTCACGGTGGCCGGAACGCGCTACGCGATCGGGATGGATCGCTTCGCCAGCGTGGAATCCGGCCGGATCGATTCGTTCCGGCTGGACTATTACAGCGCGCTGTCGATCGCACCGTTCCAGCTTGTCGCGTCGGCGGGCGGGGACGTGTACTACCTCGACGCGAACAATTCGCTGGAGCAATACAACGGCGACGAAACACTCGCCTCGGATCGTGTGCTCTGTGCCGCCGAACGGCTCGGCGAGCTGTTCATCGCCGACGTGAGCGACGTGGTGGCTCAGGGCGACAAGGACGATGCGGGCAGCAAGGGCACTATCTCCGGCGTGAGCCATGACTCACTGGACTCGCCCGCCTACACCGACTGGACGGAGCTCGCCATCAACAAGGACGACTACGTGGTGGAGATCACGGCGGCGTCCAATCCGTCGATCGTGCTCGGCATGTACAAGATCGCCACGATCGCGTCCGGCTCGCTCACGCTGGCGACGGGCGCGGGCGCCGATGGCGACGTGTCGTTCCGTATCTTGCGCGGCCCGAAGGTCTGGAAGGCGTCGACGGCGAGCCTGACGCCGTACACGGCGACCACCGGCTCGGTTCCTGTCGGCTGTCACGCGATCGCGTGCTACCGCGACCGGATCATCCTCGCCGGCGACGGCACGCCGGGCTTCTACGCTTCCCGGCAGGGCGACCCGTACGACTTCAATTACGGCGCGTCCGACCTCGATCCGGCGCGGGCGTACAGCGGCGTGCTGAGCACGGCAGGCGGTACGGGCGTGCCCATCCATGCGGTGGTGGCGTTCGCGGACGACTTCCTTGTGTTCGGCTGTCGGAACGAGTTGTGGGTGATGCTGGGCGACATCACTTACGGCGGTGTCATCGTGAACCGATCCCGGGAGATCGGCATTCTGTCGCGCACGGCGTGGTGTCGGCTGCCGGATGGAACGATGGTGTTCCTGTCGGCCGGCGGGCTCTACGCGATTGCGCCGGGATCGGGAGGGTTCCCGGTTCGGGTTTCGGATGCGATCCCGCGCGAGCTGCTGGGCGTCGATCCGCTCAGCACTACGATCACGATGGCGTACGACCTGTACGATCAGGGCATTCATATTTACCTGACGCCGGATAGCACATCGGGCCTTCCGACGCACTGGTTCCTCGACTGGAACACGAAATCGTTCTGGCCGGTTCGGTTCGGCGCCAACAGCTTTGACCCGACCGCACTGCTGGCGTTCCGCAAGATCGGCTCCGGTAGTCATAGCGACGTGCTGTTAGGTTGCCGGGACGGGTATATCCGCCGCTACAGCGATAGTGCTTCAACCGATGATGGCACGCCCATTCTCTCGAACGTCATGATCGGACCACTGCGCCCCGGCGGCAGCATGGCGCAGGACGGTAACCTCACCGAGATGATCGCCAACCTCACCAGGGATTCAGGCTCAGTCAATTGGGCGCTGTACGTGGGCGAGACGCCGGAGGATGCACTCCGGTCATCGGCCCGGCAAGTAGGCACGTGGTCGGGTGGACACAACCGGCGGGTGCGTCCGCGGGTACGGGGAAACGCGATCTACCTGCAACTACAGAGTGGAGCACCGTGGGAGCTCGAAGAGCTGATGGTGTCGATGCAGCCGGCGGGGCAGCGACGATGATTGCACTCAATCCGAATGTCACGAACATCGACGACGTGCGCCGTGCCTTGCAGGCGATCAAGATGCACTTCGATCGGCTGACCGCGTACGGATCGCTGTACCGGGTAGGCGCGACGACGCAGACGATCGGCGGCACGTTCCAAAAGGTGCTCGGCTACGACACGAACGGTCCGGCGCAGGGAACGACGCCGGACAAGGCGAACGGGCGGATCACGGTCGAGCACAGCGGGCGATACCTGGTGTTGGTGGATATGGGGCTGCTGACCGAGGGTTCGGCCGGCGGCGTGACGATAGAAGGACGCAAGAACGGCGTCGCGATCCCGGGCTGCGTGACTCGGTTCTATGTCAACACCGAGGAGCGCGCGGGCAGTGTGTCGGCCATCGTTGACTGCGAGGCGGGCGACTACATCGAGGTGTACGCCACCGGATCGGGCGCGACGTTCACGTTTATCTGCTGCAACCTCACGGTGCATCGCGTCGGATAAGGAGATTTGTGATGAGTCTACCTTGGCTGGATCCACGTGTGCTGTCGTTCAAAGATTTGCCAGGTCTTGGCCTCAGCATCCTCAACTCGCTGTTTTATCAGCAGCAGGCGGACGAGATTCGAGACTTCTCCGACCAGCAGTACAGCAACGTGCTCGGCGGCTGGGCGGCAGTGGGCAACGGTGGGCAGCCGGGGCTCATGGATTCATCGGGCAACTACCACCTGCTTCCCGACGTGATGGGGACGCTGGATCGATACGCTACTGATATCAGCGGGCTTATGCAGGCGGACTCGGCGGCACAGGAGAATGCGTACCAGCAGCATTCGGCTGGCGTCCTGGACCGGATGCACGGCCTGATCGGCGATTTGACGAGCGCATATAGCGGTCTCTCCGATCGGCTGCTTGGCGCTTATAACCAAGGCGCTTCATCACTGGAGCAGGGATTTCTGGACCGCTACAACCGCGGGCTTGCCAATCTAGAAGGCATGGGCGATCAGGAGCGTCGCGACATCAACGAGCGGTACGACGCCCGCAGCGGCGCGCTGAATCAGGACCTTATCAGCCGCGGTATCCGCAATTCGACTGTCGCGCAGTCGATGCAGCAGGGCAACGAGCGGGAGCGTACGGCCGATCTCGGGCGGCTGGAGGAGCGCCTTCGCCAGCAGCGGCTCGACACCGACGCGGCGCTGTCGGGCGACCTGCTGAACATGCAGGGCCAGAACTTCGTCAACCGCATGAACCTGATGGGCGGGCTAGAGCAGGGCGCGTTCGACCTTCAGTCCCAGCTCGGGCATAACCTCATGAATACGCAGAACAGCCTTTCTGCGGGCCTTGTCGATATGCAGAACGCCAACCGTCGAGATTTGACGAATTTCTTAGCGGGTGTCGGCCAGCATCGAGTGAATATTACAGGTACGGCAGCGACGAACATGCTCAACGCGATTGCGGGCACCAACTTCGTGCCGCCGTCGAACGATTACCTGGCGGTCAACGCTAGCCTCGGATCAGCGCAGCAGGCGGCCAGGGTGCTCGACTGGCAGCAGGAGGAGGCCCGCAAGAACCGGGAGATGTCATTCCTGAGCCCGTTGGCGGGTGCGGGCTCGGCTGCGATCGGCGGGCTGGCGTTCTCCCCGGTGGCCGGTCTGAGCGCCGGAATCACCAAGGGGTTCAGTAAAACGGCGCAGGGCTGGTTCAAGTGACGACTGGCGCGGCGTTCTGCCTGCCCTAACAGGAGTGGACCGTGGCGATCAATATTTATCCGCGACAAGGCATGGCGCCAATCGCTCTTGGCCTGTCCGCCTACATCGGCGGCAAGGGCGAGGGCATGATGCAGCAGGCGCAGATGCTGCATCAATCAAACATGCAGCAGTTCGCGCAGACGGCGCAGATGACGCGGCAGATGGTCGACGCCTACAGCCGCACGGCGTCGCAGGTGCTCGACCACCAGAACCAGGTCGAGTTGCACAACCTGGCACATACGCAAGCGATCGGCCTACTGGACCACCGGCAGCGGCAGGCGCTCGATCTCAAGACGTTCACCGACACGAAGATGCGGCTGGCCGACGTGGAGCAGTACGCCGCGACCGCCGGGCCGGGCGGGACGCCCATCCCGTTTCATGAAGCCTATGCGCAGCTCCAGCAGAAGAACATCGCTGCGGAATATCAGGCGAAGAACCTGGAGTTCCGGTTTGCGACGGACGCCGATCGCATTGAGTACGAACGGATCATGGCCGAAGTCAATGCCATGCGGTCGAACCCGAAGTGGATCAACCCGGACGGCTCATGGAAGCCCGAAGGCGTCGCCGCGCGGGACGCGCTGATGGCGTCGGCCCCGAAGCAGGGGTGGTACCCGCGGCAGAAGCTCACGGCTGCCGAAATGTACGAGCAGGAAACGTTCGTCGATCCGCAGCTCGGCACGCGCGTCACCCGCAGCAAGGACGGTTCGTGGAAGCCGATCGTCAAGCCGACCGATACGCCCGCGATGGCAATGGCGACGAAGCGTGGCGGCGGCGGTGGTAGCGATCCGGCATCGTGGCCGGCGACCATGCCCGATCCGCTCAAGGCGGCGGTGATCCAGCGGGCGGGCGGCAACATGGCCGATGTGGCCGCGGCAGAGCAGTTCACCCGGATCGGCGGCATCCCGTACACGGTCGATCCCAAGACCGGGAAGCTGACGGCGGATCAGGGCTATATCGAGGTCGCCAAGGCGGCGCTACAGGCGGCACAGAACACGCTCCGGCGCATCGATCCTGAAACCGGCGTCGAGGCCACGATCGACCCTGATGAGTTCCGGCGGACCTACCAGATGTTCTTCGACGCGCTGACCGGCAAGCCGCCGTCTGCATCAGCGGCACCGCAGCAGAGTTCATCGAAGCCCGTGCGACCCGCCACGCCCGAGCAGATTCAGGAGCTTCGGGAGATCGCCAAGAGCCCCGGCGTGAACGGCGCGCATGCCCGGCAGGTGCTCAAGGATTTGGGGCTGTAGTCTATGTCGACGTTGCCCAGCTACGACGAAATGGAATCCATCCTGACGCAGCTTCGCGGCGAGCCGAAAGAGGACGCCGGCCCGAAGCTGCCGTCGTACGATGAGATGGAAGCCATTCTGGCCCGGCTGCGCTCGCTGCCAAGCGAGCCGTCGCCGATCCAGCGACGCGCGCAGGAGTTGGCGTCTGCGGACGCGACGCTGCCCGGGCGGCTCGAGGAGATCGCGCAGTCTGCCGGCCCGTGGGAGCGTGAGCAGATCGCGGCGGCGTACCTTGACGAGTTGGAGCGGACCCGTCCGAGTGAACCGGCGGGAATGGCGTCCCGGATGGGGCGTGCGGTGGCGCGCAGCACAGTCGGCGCGGGAAAATCCATCGACCGCACGGCCGAGATGATCGCACTTGAGGCGTTCGGGGCAAAGAGTCTCGATAGCCTGAGCCCCGAGCAGCGCGCGTTCGTGAATCAGATGCTTGCCACGCGGGACGAGCAGCAGCCTCTCATCCACCCCGACGACCCGTGGTACAAGAAGTGGACGATCAAGGCCGCAGCTATTGTTCCGCCGATGGCGGCAGGGATCGGGGCGGCAGCCGTTACCGGCGGCGCGGGCGGCGCGGCGTTCTGGGTATCCCAGACGTGGCCGGAACGCTATGAGTCGATGCTGGAGGCGGGACTGCCTGAAGAGACCGCGCGGGGTGCGTCGGCCATTTCGTCGGTGATTGAATCCGCGATCGAAGTTGTCCAGATCAACCCGCTCTCCGGCGTCGCGAAAAAGACCGTCCGCGATACCGTCGCCCGTCTCGTGAAAAACTACGGCAAGGAGTTGGGGGAGGAGGCCGCGCAGGCCATCACCGAGCAGGCGGTCGAATCGCTCGCCAAGGCGCACGTCGGGCTCGACGTCGATGGCGCCGCTGCCGTGCGGAAGGTGATCGATCAGACGCTTGATGCCGCGGGCCCGCTCGCCGTGCTCATGGGTGCGGGTGGTGCGATATCGGCGGGCGCGAGTCGCCTGCGCCGGGAGAACCCGCAGGCGGCGGATCGGCTGTCGAAGATGACCACGCCGAGCCGCAAGGATATTCAGGACGCCGGGCTCGACCCGAAGGAGTTTCCGACGCGCGCGGATCGTGAGGCGCTGGCCGAGGCCCTGCGTGCCGAGCAGGAGAAGGAGTTTCAGGAGTTCGCAGAGCGAGTTCACCCCGAGCTGTTCGAGTCGCGTGACCCGGCACAAGGGGAAGCTGTTACGAAGGAGAACCGTGATGAAGAACGGCAAGTGCACCAAGGGCCAGAAGTCCGCCAAGAAGGCGGCCAAGAAGTCCAAGAAGGCGGCCAAGAAGCGCAAGTAACGCCGGACACGCCCGGCCCGGCTGACGAGTTCATGTTCCGGCCGGGCGACAAGGTAAGTTACGCCACGCGGGCGGGCACGAAGCGCACCGGCACGGTGACCAAGGTGGACGAGGACGGCAACTACGTTGTCCGCCTGTCTACCGGCCGGTCGATCACCGCGCCGCCCGAATCACTGGAGTTGGTCGAACCGCCGGTGGAATCAACCCCGGCGGCGACCGACTCGAAGGTGGAGGAAACGCCGACCCCGCCGGAAGCGGAGGCCGCGACCGAGACGGTCGACGCGCCCGCCGCAGCCCCCGCGCGGCCCCCGCTGACCGAGGACAGCGATTGGTCCGACATCAAGGCCCGGCTCAAAGAGCTGGGGCTGAAGCAGCCGGCACGCAAGAGCACGGCAATCAAGCGGATTCGGGAGGCCGAAGCGGTCAAGGATTCCGTGACGACTGACGCGCCCGCCGCGCCCACCCCGCCAGCTAAGCCGCGGGGCCGATCGGGCATCGGCGCGGTCGAGAAGAAACTGCTGGCGATCCACGATCGCTACAAGGATCTGATCACCGGCTTCGACGCCCTGGGGCTCGAGTCGGCAGAGGATGGATCAAGCCCGATGGAACGGCCGGGCTATACCTTCCTCGACACGCCGAACAATCGCTCGCTGCTGCGGGAGCTGGCCGACCGGCTGCCCAAGCACCTGCACGCGAACCTCAAGCTCGTGCCCAAGGGCGCACCCGGCGCATCATCCGCCGACGGCGCGGATGTTCACGCCGCGATCGGCACGGATCGCATGGTCGAGAGCATCATGCGGTTCGCCGAGCAGGGGAAAAAGCGGACGATCGAACGCACCGTCGAATGGATTCTCGCCCACCCGCTCGAAGTTCAGCCGGAGGAGCTGTACGCGGCCAAGCAGTACCAGATGATCGCGTATTCGCCCGAGACGGCCAAGCAGGCCAAGGGCAAGACGCCCGAGATGGTCGATGTGGGCAAGCTGGCGGTCGGCCAGGAGTTCACTATCGCCGGCGAGCCGCACAAGGTCACCGACATCGACCCGGAACGGGAAGAGGTGACGATCGAGGACGGCGTTACGCTGTCGCTGCCCGAAGCGGCGACGCTGGCGATCGACAAGGGCTCGCTCACCGAGCCGGAGCTGGACGACAGCTTCGACCCGGCGCAGTTCGAGACGGCCTCCGCGCCGACGACGAACCTGCTGGGCGAACGCACCTACGAGCCGCTGACGGGCGAGCAGCGCGGGCTCGAGTTCGGATCGACCACCCGCGGCGAGCAGGTCACCGAGCAGGGGGTGATTACGGCCGGGGGCAAGCTGCGGCTCGACCTCCAGCAGAGCCAGTCCAAGACGGCGGCGGCGGACATCGAGGGGCAGCAGACGTTCTTCGGCGGCGGCATGGGCATCATCCGCCCGGCTGGCGTGATCTCGCTCGACGACATCTGGAACGACGCGAAGCGCGGTCTGTCCCGCGCGGCGTCGCTGGCACGCCGGTTCTTCACGAGCCGCGGCGATCTGCCCGCCGAGGTGTTCCGGGCCAAGATCCGGCGCGACGGCCTGATCCAGTCGATACTCAAGGAGTCCGAGTTCGCCGTGCGCGACCTGCGGAAGGCGCTCCGCAGCGTGTACGGCCGGCTCAGCGCCGTTCCCGAAACCGACCGACTGCTGTTCAACGAAATCCTGCACGGGCAGGCCCCGCTCATCGACGCGCCCGAGGCCCTGCGCCCGGCGTTGCAGAACATGCGCACGCACGTTGACGCGCTCAGCCAGCGGCTTATCGACATCGGCGCGGTCGAGGGCGATCTGGCGGCGACCGTGGCCGCGAACCAGGGCGTCTATCTGACGCGATCCTACCGCGTGTTCGACGACCCGAAGTGGGCGGAATCGGTGCCCATCGAAATCCGCAACAAGGCGAAGGCCCTGCTGCGTTCCGAGTATCCGAACGACACCGACGAGCAGATCGAGGGGCGGATCGCCGCGCTGCTGTACGAGGCGAAGGCGGCCGAAAGCCCGATTGCGCTCATCCGCCAGCACAAGCTCGGCGAGAAAGACCTGTCGATCCTGATGCGGCGGAAGGACATCCCGAAGGAGATTCGGGCGCTCTGGGGCGAGTACAAGGACCCCGTGGTGAATTACGTCCGCAGCGTGGCCAAGCAGGCGAATCTCATCGGGAACCACCAGTTCCTGCATGAGGTGCGTTCGCTCGGGCTGGGCAAGTGGCTGCATGAGACGCCCATCGTCAACGAGACGGGCGAGTACAAGACGCGCATCGCGGCGGACGAGAGCAACGCGATGCACCCGCTCAACGGGCTCTATACGACCCCCGAGATCAAGGCGGCGTTCGATCGCGTGTACGCCCGTCCGGCCGGCGGCGCGCTGTTCGAGGCGTACATGCGGGTGAACGGCACGGTGAAGTTCTCCAAGACCGTGCTGAGCCTGATGACGCAGATCAGGAACCTGGTCGGCAACATCGGGTTCGCCATTGCCAACGGGCACTGGAACGTGGTGCACGCGGCGCCGGCGGCAAAGGCGACGCTGGCGGGGCTTGGGTGGCGCAACAAGGCGGATGAGCGTGCGTATTACAAGCGGCTGACGAAGGCAGGCGTCGTGGGCGAAGGCACGCGGGCCGGCGAGCTCCGCGACGTCCTCAAAGACGCCAACGTGCCGGCGGACCCGACGGTTTTCGAGGGGCCGGCGAGCAAACTGACCGCATGGGCGGCGAAGGCGGCGATCAAGCTCTATTCGGCTGAGGACGAAATCTGGAAGGTCTACGCCCACCGTCACGAGTACAACCGCTACCGCCGCGCGTTCCCCCATTGGACGGACGAGCAGGTGTTCGCGAAGGCGTCGGAGATCGTGCGCAACACGTACCCGACGTACTCGATGATCCCGGAGTTCATTCAGAAGCTCCGGCGGTTCCCGCTGCTGGGCACGTTCGTGTCGTTCCCCGCCGAGGTGATCCGCGTCGGCTTCCACACGATCAAGCTGGCCGCGGATGAGATGAAGAACCCGGCGACCCGGGCGATCGGCGCCGAACGGGCGGTCGGCATCCTGGCGGCGTCATCGCTGACCGGCATCGCCACGATGGTCAGCCGACACCTGATGGGTGTCACCGACGACGAGGACCGCGACATGCGGCAGTTCCTGCCGCCGTGGAGCCAGAACAGCCCGATCATCCATATGGGCAAGGACGAGAAGGGCAACTACAAGTACATCGACCTCGGGTACACCGATCCGTGGTCGGTACTGCGGAAGCCCGTCCTGGCCATGCTGAACGGCGAGTCGTGGGAGGATGGGTTCATTGAGGCGAGCACCGAACTGCTGTCGCCGTTCCTCGGCGAAGAGCTGTTGGCGGCGAAGGTGGTCGAGGTCCGCAACAGCATCCACGGCGACGGCAAGGTGTTCAACCCGCAGGACGACACGTGGACGAAGCTGAAGAAGTCGCATATGCACCTGCTCAGCGCGATCGAGCCCGGCATCATGACCAGCGCCCGCCGCATCGTGAAGGGGCTGGAGGGCACGACGACGGCCTACGGCAAGGCGTACGACCCGAAGCTCGAGGCATTGGCCGTATTCACCGGCCATCGGCTCAGCGAGCTCGACGTGCGGCAATCCCTGTCGTTCCGGGCGCGGGAGCTGGTGGACAGCCGATCGGACGCCGGCCGCATATTCTCATCGACGATCACCCGGCGCGGGACAGTCGGCGCCGGCGAGATCATCGACGACTACCGCCGGTCGGCCCGGGCCGGCGAGCGGATCGACACGAACATCCACAAGATGATGCACTCGGCCGTGCGGCTGGGTGTGCCCCAGAGCGAAGTGCTCCAGATCGTGCGCGAGGCGGGCATCCCGGCAAAGGACGCGCAGGCCCTCTACGACGGCACGAAGTCGGAGCGCGGGATCAGCCTGGCCCTGCTGGAACGGATTCAGGCGGCTGCGGGCAGCCCGGCCGAGACGGATCGGCGGCTGGCGGCGTTCTCCGAGGCGGCTGGACCCGAGGCATCGGCATCGCTGGACGCCGAACGGGTCAAGCAGGTGGCCCGCAAGGCCGACATCCTGGCCCGCCCGAAGCCGATCGCGCGCACAGCGCAGGATCGGGAGAAGGGGATCACGCTGGCCGACAAGCAGGCCGCATGGCAGAAGGACGTGGACGACGCGCTCGCGTGGTTCCGGGAGCAGGGGATCGACGCCGATACGGTCCGGAGCACCTACTGGACGCAGCTCAAGAAGGACGTCAAATCCCTCGACGCCCGCGCGGCACGCATGGCCCGGCTGCGGGCACGGCTCAAGGAGCTCGGCGACTAGGGTTCGACGCAGAACGACTGGACCGACTGGCCGATCAGGGCCGCGTCGCCGGGCGACGTACGCGGGCTGTAGAACCACGACATCCCGAATACCCGGTTCCGGGCGACGGCATCGACCGACGCCGTGTACGTGTCGAGCTCGGGCGTATAGATTTCGTGGTACCACGCCCGGACGCCACTCGGCATATCGAAGAACGTTTCCTCTGTCACGATCTCTCCAGCCGACCAGTGGGCCTCAAGGCGATACTGCCGGTACGCTTCGAGCGTGACGCCCACCAGCGGGACGCTGACGGACATGCTCGCCAGGGCGATCGGGCTATCCCAGTGGACCAGAAGCGCCATGTTCGCCGTCGCGGGCGGCTGGAGTGAACCGACGCTGTTCGGGACGGGGTTCACGCCGAACCCGAGATCGTGGTGATAGTCGCGGTCGCAGATCGGCGGGGGAGTGCTCCCCTGCGGCGTCGGCGCCGGGCACCCCTGCCCCATGATCCCGGCCAGCAGGGCGACGGCGACGATGAGTCGGATGGCTGTCATGTGTCTTTCCTCCACAGGTTGAGTGTTCTCGGTCCCCCCGTCTGCCTCTTAAATATACGCCGATTTCAGAAACTCACAAGGGAAAAGTTTACGCAACCACACGAATAGTCACGTCTTATAAAATCGCGTGCAATTGTCGCGTTTTTATCCTTGCCTCATCGCGTTCTTGATGTATATTCGTGGCATGGGTTCGACGTCCCTTTTGGAAAGAGGTGTGATATGGCGCGAGCACGCATCGCACCCGCCACGCTCATCAACGCTCATATCGACGACCGCATTCTGCGGGAGGTCGAGAAGATCGTTCCGATGTGGCGTGGTCGGGCGAGCGTCATAAACGCCGCACTCCTCGCACTTATGCGCATGTCCGAGGAGGATCGGACTGAGGCACTGCTGGCCAACGCCAGGTTCTCGGTCAATCCATCGGAAACCGTCAAAGTGCGGGAGAAGGCGGGAGTGAAGTAGCTCCAAACGCGCCGATAAGATGGGTTATGCTCTGCGTCCGATAAATCGAACGCAACATAACCTATCTTACCCACTTCGGCGCACGTCTCCTCAAGCGGATCAGAGGCGTCCACGACGCGGTCGCAAGCGGTCAATTCGATGAAAGGCAGGATGCCGCCGTGCCCAAGAACTTCACGCCATACACGGGCAGCCTCAGTGATAAAGAGGGGCTGATTTTCGACGCCTTCGGTAACGCGCTCGCCGTCGTGTATGGCCCCCTCGACTCGCGTGATGCCACCGCCGCCGAATTGGTCCGGCGCTGGAACGCCTACCCCGGCATCGCAGAACTCGTGAGGTTCATCCGATCGGACGACCTTTCGATCCTGCTCGACATGGTGACGGATGTTCCATGCAGGGGGAAACACGATCCGGATAACTGCCCCTACTGTCTCGGGCGGAGAGTTAAGGCGCGGGTGAGTGAGCTGGAGCGAATGATGGACAACGCGAGGCACTTTGAGCGACCAGGGTAGCAGACAGGAGAAAAAATCATGCTAAGAGAAGGCCGATTGAAACGAATCAAGTCGTACATCTCGCCGTCCAACGAGAATCAGTCCGCCGACCTCCTGAACAAGTTTTGCTGTGAGTTGGTGGATGAAGTCGAGCGTCTGAGGTCTGTGTTGCAGTCCCTGGCGAACGCCAACGTTAGAATCTCTGATGCGCGAGTAATGGCATCACATGCGGCAGATGCTCTCAAAGAGCCAGAACTTGGACCACCGGACTTCATTTGCCAGCGTTAAGGAGCGGAAGATGGACGAGTTTTCTTACTACCTGCTCACACTGCTTGAGGGAGACGAGGACCTGATTAGGTGCGCCGTAAAGACGCGTCTATCCATCGAGTACCCCATGGAACCGGAAGGCAGGCGATCGCTTCTGAAACTCCTGCCGGCGTCACTCAGTCGCTGCCGCATACTCAAGGTCGAGCGCATTGAAGCCGTTGTGTGCTGTTAACGGAAACGGCATCCCGATTTCATCTGCCGACGCGAAAGGATAGACATGACGACGAGAAATCATACGCCCCGGCGATGGCATGTTGGACTGGGCCATGGTGGACATCCAACGGTTATTTGTACCGACCCTGCTAACCCGCCAGGAACGGCCGTCGCTTTCACGGTCGCCAGAGAGGGCCGAGACATCGCCGATTGCGAAAACGATGCCAGGCTCATTGCCGCCGCCCCGGACCTACTGGCCGCGCTTCAGAGGCTGCGGGATGACGTGCAGACGACGCACGTTGGCAGCGACGAACGATGCAACGATTGCGCTGTGTGTTTGTCGCTAAAGCTGGCAGATGCAGCACTTGGCAAGGCGACATATTAGAAAGGACAACCAATGAGTTACGCAATCATCACAGAGGTTCACACGCTCGACTATGCATTGTTCGAGAAGGTGTTCATGAACGAGGCACCACATCGCATTGCGGCGACCGTAGCAGCGTGCCTATTGCAGGCGACGGACACGGATTGCGACAAGGCGGATGAGATTCGACGCCTCGTCGCCGAACTCTGTCACGACACCGAAGCGGGCGACGACATCATTGCAATGGCGAATCAGATTCAGGAGCTGCGCAACAGGCGGCAGGCCGAGAAACAGCCAGGACACAAGGGGCAATGACCAATGGGCATCATCGTCACAACGCCAAAGAGTCAGATGGCCAACGCCGCCCAAGAGGCCGCCGATTGCATCGAGGACGGCGGTATCGAACCATCTATCGAGCGGTGGAACGCGCTGCAACCGAAAGGCGGTGCGTGATGGCGAAGACCAAGCCCCTGCCGTGCCCGTTCTGTGGCGGGACCAAGTTGCAACTACTGCACGGCGACTGGGGATGGGGGTTTGAGTGCAAGAAGTGCGACGCGATTGGTCCTTGGGTCAAAGGCAAGGATGCGATGATCGCCAAGTGGAACCGCCGCGCCGAAGCCAAGCCAGAACGTCCACCGCATCGCGCTGGGCCAACGCGGCGGTAGCTCAGTAGGCAGAGCGCCGGATGTGTGATCCGCGCGTCGCAGGTTCGAGTCCTGCCCGCCGCTGTCGACACTTTCAAACAGGAGGCATGATGCCACTAACGGAACGTCAGCGAGAGTTACGGCGGAGACACCTCCAAGCGAGCGACATGCCCTGCATCATGGGCCTGTCGCCCTACGCCTCCGAGGTGGACATCCAGATCTCCAAGCAGCGGCAGACGATCGACGTCGAGACGGCCAGCACCCGGCCGGGCAACGTCCTCGAGTCGGTGCTGGTGGGGCTGACCGCCAAGCGGCTGCGGGCCCGGCCGAGCCGGGCGAATCTCTTCCGGGTGTCGGAGAGGAATCCGATCTTCGGGGCCACGCACGACGCCTGGATCGTGGGCCGGCCGACCGAGGCGATCGAGACGAAGTTTGTGGGCGGGTACTACGCCGACCAGTGGGGCGAGGACGGCTCCAGCGAGGTCCCGCCCGCCGTGCTGGTCCAGGCCCAGATGCAGATGTACGTGTCCGACCTGTCGCGCGTGTGGGTCGGGGCCGGCTTCGCGTCCATGTCTTTCGAGCATCGCGTCTACCCGATCGACCGCGACAACGAGCTGATCGAATCGCTCGTGGACTTCGGCTCGGAGTGGTGGAAGCGGCACATCGTCGAGGGTGAGCCCTGCACCGGCGACTGCCGGACGGACATCCTCCGCCGGGTGGTGCGGGAGGCGGGCAAGGTGGCCCAGATCGACGCCGGGCTGATCGCGTCGTGGGACGAGGCGAAGAAGGCCCTCAAGCTCGCGATCGAGGCCGAGGAGGCCGCGAAGAACGCCGTGCTGCTCGCCCTGGGGGATGCGGAGTACGGCGACTACGGCGACGCCGAGAAGATCCTCACGTACCGGCTGCAGAACAGCACGCCCAGGACCGACTTCGCGCGGATGAAGGCAGACGGAGTGTTCGAGCTCTATTGCTCCCAGGGTCAGCATCGAACCCTCCGCAAAGCAAACCGGCCCAAGGAGCTCCAGATCAGAAAGGAAGCAAATGAGCCAGATGGCACCCAAGTCTAAGACGGAGCTGATGGAGGCCCCGGCCCCCAGCCAGTACGCCGGCATCCCGCGCGATGCGCTCCTCGTCAAGATGGAGAACGAGAGCATCATGGCGATGGCCATGAAGCATCCGAGGCAGCTTGCCCTGGTGCGCGACACGGTCTTCGAGCAGCTCGAGATGTTCCCCGACCTGGCCGCCGAGGCGATCTACCAGAAGCCGGTGGGCAAGGACCAGAACGGCGATATGAAGTACGCCCGGGGCCTGAGTGTGCGCATGGCCGAGACGCTCGCCGAGGCGTACGGGTTCAACCGGGTCCGCACGTCGATCGACCCGGTGGATGGCGACCCGGACACGGTCCGCGTGTCGGCCACGTTCACGGACTACTGCAACGGCCGGGTGTGGGAAAGCTCGAAGCTGCTCTCGAAGTTCTACAGGGCTCGCGGCGGCGGGATGCGGAGGCACGACGACGATCGGTTCTACAACGTCGTGTGCGCCGCCGAGTCGTCTAAGTGCGTGCGCGAGGCGATCCTGCGGTGCATCCCTGCCGGCCTCAAACAGGCCATCGAGGAGAAGGCCGAGGAGATCATCGAGGGCCGGCTCGACGAGGCGACGCAGCTCCGCATCGTCGGCACGTTCGCCAATCGCGGCGTCACCCAGGCGATGCTCGAGGCCAACCTGCGCAAGCCGATGGCGAGCTGGAACAAGAGCGACCGGGCCCGGCTGCTGGGGCTCTATAACGCCATCAAAGACGGCGAGACGACGGTGGAGGAGGCGTTCGGTGCGAGCGCCCAGGGCGGCGAGCCGGCCGGGAAGGACCCGCGGGCGGCGGTAACGCAGGCGCTGCAGCAGAAGCAGGCCGCGGCGGGCGGGAAGAAACCGGACCCGGCCCCGGCGCCCGAGGCGGTTCCGACCGCCGATGCCCCGCCGGTAGCCGAGCCGACGGCACCGCCCGAGGCTGCGCCTGCTCCCGCCGAAGAGACGGAGGCCCCGCCCAGCGAGGCCGAGCCGCCGGCGTTCTGTCCGATTAGCGATCTCAAGAACATCGCCGACGGCGCGATCGTCAGCACCCAGGGCCGGGTGAAGACCGCGAAGCCATCCCTGGGTGGCAAAGACAAGCAGACGCCGATCGTCGACGCCATGCTGTACGACGGTCCGTACGAGGTCCGGGTCAGCGCCTGGGGCTCCATGCCCGAGTGGCTGGTTCAGGGCTCAGAGGTCTATGTCCGCGCCCTCGAACGCAAGGGCAAGTTCTTCAATGTGCTCGAGTGGGAACCCGTGATCGCCTGACCAGGAGGACCAATGCCAGACTTCAATCGGATCATCATGGCGGGGCATCTGACCCGTGACCCGCAGCTCATGTACACGCCGAGCAATACGGCCGTGTGCAAGTTCGGCATCGCCGTGGGCCGGAAGTGGAAGGACCGCGACGGCAACCAGAAGGAAGAAACCTGCTTCGTCGACTGCACGGCGTTCGGCAAGACGGCTGAGACCATCAATCAGTACCTGTCGAAGGGCCGGGCGGTGCTGGTCGAGGGGCGTCTGAGCTACCAGCAGTGGACGGACAAGGAGGGCAAGAGCCGCAGCAAGCATGAGATCGCGGTCGAGAGCTTCCAGTTCCTCGGGAGCGGCGGCGCGTCACGGGGCCGGGCTGAGGCCGGGGACACGGCCGGGGGCGAGCTTCCGCCGGTCACAGGCGACGACATCCCGTTCTGACGGGGTGTGACGCAGCATCGTCGCTGCGTTCCCGGGCCTCCGATAGAGGCTCGAGAACCTGGCGATGATCGTCAGGGTTGGTGGTTCAGAGGCAGGGATGGCGAAGGACTTTTGGTTTCCGTTCGAGCCGGCCAAGTGGCTCACAGACCCTGAGCTGCGCTCCTGTTCGAAGAGAGCACGAGCGACGTGGATGGACATTCTCTGCGTGATGCACTCGTGCGAGGTTAAGGGTGTGCTTCGAACCGGTAGCCGCGCGTGGACTCTCGAAGAGATCGCTGCCGCGGTTCCTGGCGACACAAGCGAAAACCTTGCAGACATCACGGAGCTTCTCGGCAAAGGCGTCGCCAGTCGCGAAGAAGGGACTGGTGCCGTGCTGTGCCGGATGATGTTCCGCCGCTTCCAAATCTCTCAAAAGAGACGGGAATCCGGCAAGAAAGGCGGTAATCCCGTTTTGCTTAACCAAAAGTCCAACCAAACCTCAAGCAAAGGGATAACCAAACCTCCAACCAAACCTGTAGTTTTAAATATAGGTATGTCTTTGGAAGAGAAGGGGGTGCAGGGGGAAGAGAAACCTTTGCCCGAGCACTCCGGCCTTCCGCCCCCGCCGGCAGACCCGTTCTCGTTGGTCCCTGCGGACCTGGAACCCCTGCTCAAAGAGTTCACGCGTGGTTTCGTGGGCGGCCTCGCCTACGAGATGGCCGCGGTGCGTATCCGGGATCACGGGCTCGATGCCGTCCGGTACGCCTTGCAGCAGGCAGTGTCCCGGGGCTGTCACACGAAGTGGCACTACGTCGACGGCATCCTGCGGAACGGGGTAGGCCTTAAGCCCCGGCCGCCGAAGGACCGGCCATCGGCGAAGGAGATGCACGAAAGGCTCATGCGGAGACGGACATGACCGAGGTCGAGTTCAACGAGTTCTGCAACGCATTCGCCAATCGGTTCCCGTGGGAGAAGGCGGTTCACACGGACTCGCCCCAGCGGAACGATGAGCGGCGGGCGCTGCTGTTCGCGCTGTTCGGGAATTACGACCGCGAAACCGTCGAGCGGTGCGTGCACACCTGGCAGATGGATCAGCCGGATGCGAACAAGCCCAACCTCAAGGAAATCCGGGCGATGGTCGCGTCGGAGCACCGGGAGGCGTGCGACGCCTTCACGTGGACGGCGGCGGACGAATCGGAGCTGTCGCATGCGCTGTACTGGTACGAGCGGCGGGGCCTGCCGCTGCCGACGGTCGAGTACGTCGTCTGCGAACGCTGGGGCCGGCCGCGGGCGCCGACGCCGGGCGAAAGGGAGTCCGCCCGGCGCACGCTGATGGGCATGGTGCAACGGCCCATGACGCCCGCACAGATCGCGGCACAGCAGGCTGCCCCAAAGCCGCAGAAGGCGGCGAAGCCCCAATGGGCAGGAGGTCGCAAGTGATCCGCAGACGAATTTGGTCCGTGTCGTTCTGGTCGACCTGTCCGGAGCTTTCGATCGGGCTGAAAGGCCGGAGTGACGCAGGACACGCGCGTTACCGGGCCAAGCTGTTCGTCCGGGTGGGGTATTGGCGGTGGACGGTGTACTTCGGGCTGGAGGTCGACGACCCGCCGCCCACACTGGTTTCGCTGAGGCTCGACCTGGTGCCTGTGGTGCCCCCAAAGGGCGATTCTGTGCCCCTGGCGATCACGGCAGAGCTGCCAGATGCCCGCAGGACGCCCATTCAGCCCGTGTGGCGGGCGATCGAGACTTATCCGGCGCCGCAGCCGTATGAGGTCCGATAAGCCGCCAGAATGGAAATCTGACTCTTTCCTCCGGCTCGCGTCGTCCGGGGCAACTCGGGCGGCGCGGGCCAAATTGAACACGAAAGCGAGGCGAGTAACCCCATGCCGCTCCCGCCTCCACCACGACGTTTCCTTCCGCCGCCGACAGTGAATCAGCTCGACGCGACGGCGATCCTGCACGAGCGAAGCACGCTCGTGCTGCTCAAGCGGCTGCGTGACCTCGTGCAGCGGGGGCGGCTCGTGCTGGCCGACTTCCGCCGAGGGCGGACGGAGGCGATCGAGCAGCTCCGGACCATCATCGAGGTGAGCGACTGCGTGCTGTTCGAGCTGGCGAATCGCGAGCGCGAAGCATGGATGGAAGAGCACTTAAGAGCGTTCGTCGACGCATTGCACCTGATACGCGGGGCAATCCCGCAGGAGACATCCGATGAGACTCACAGCGATCCTGTTCCTGGCGATGACCGTGACGGCGGGCGCGCAGACGTCGCAGCCGACGATCATCCACATCACGACGTCGGCCGAGTTTGAATCCATCCCGAAGCTGATTCGCGGCGGGGAGGTTATTCGGCTCGCGAAGGGCGAGTACGTCACGAAGGCCGGCTTGAAGCTGGCCAACCGGAGCGGGCTGACCGTTACGATTGAAGGCGACCCGTCCGGCGGGACGATCGTGCGGGCAGGCGGCGCGGGTAAGCCGGTGTTTGCTCCCGAGCCCGGCAGCGGCAACTACGTGTTCCGGCACTTAACCGTGACGGCTGGCTACGGCTGGCAATTCCACCCGCCCTGGCCGCAAGGACTGACGCCCGAATCCGCAGCCGAGCTCGCGGAGCGTGCCGCCCGCAGCGATCGCGACCGCGCCGAGGTGATCGAGTGCCTGTCGGCCGACCAGGTGCACGACGTGCTGATCGAGGATTGCGAGGTCGACGGAGCGGCCTTGGGTGCGGTGCAGTCGGGCATCTATGCCCGCAATGCCGGCGTGCGGAACCTGATTGTGCGCCGAACGAAGTTTCATCACACCGTAGGTACTGAGGGAACGGTCGACATCGGCGAGTGGAAAGACTTCAAGGGCGTTCGTAACCGCCTGGCCGACATTCCCGGTTCGGCCTCGCGAGACCTGCTGTTCGAAGACTGCGAGTTCGTGAACCCGCAGCACAATCGGTCGTGCGGCATCGTGACGCAGCCTTGCACCGGAGACGTCACGCTGCGGAGATGCCGAAGCCGCAACGCGGCTCAGTATTGCTTCGGCCTCAAGTCGTCCGGCCGCGTGGTGCTCGAGGAGTGCGAGGCGGTCGGCGGCGACAACGGCGGGATCTACTGCCGCGGATTCGGCGGCATCGAGGGCTCGGATTCAGGCGGTACGCGGCCGGTGCATCGAGCGACGTTTGAGTTGACGCGATGCGTGACGATCGCGCCCGCGAATTCACGCGGCGGTGCGGCGCTGCTCTGGCGCGAAAACTGCGACGTGACGGTGCGCGAGAGCACGATCGTCGGGCTGCGCCATGCCGCCGACTGGGACGATGACGGCGTGGTGGACAAACCGGGCGGGGGCTACGCAATCGTCACCTACGCGCATGACATTCCCTGCACGCTGACGATCGAACGGAGCACGATCGCGGGCTACAACAGCAGCAGCGTGATCCGCATGGCCAAGACGACGAACGCGACGTTCTGCGGCCGCGGCAATCTGTACGGACCGAAAAGCGACGTCACGCGGTTTGTCTGGGGCCAACGGAACCTGGCGACGCTCGAGGCGTGGCAGGCCGCATGCGGCAGCGACGAATCCAGCCGGCTCGCGGATCTGCCCTGGCAGTTCGACTCGGTGGCACTGCCGCTCGCGCGGCTCTGGCCGGCGAATTGGCAGGACGAGATCCCGATCCGGCGGCCGTGCGTGTGTGAGTGCGACTGAGCAGATAGGTGCCCCGCCGGGTTCAACCCGGAACGGCAGATCGTCGGGTTGTTTGATTAGGAGGATTGGTAATGCGTCGCATCATTCCCACCCCGGACCTTGACGCCTACGTACTGACCGTCGCGGGGATCGCCGCCCGGCTGTGCGGCGCGAGCGTTGTGGACGTGTTGACGGGGCGGAAGGGCATGGTCGAGTCGCGAGCCCGCCGGGCTGTGTCCTACGTACTGCGTAAGCGGCTCGGGCTCACGCTCATGCTGATCGGCGAACTGCTCGACTGCCACTACACAACCGTCGTAACGCACCTTCAGCAGGTCGGACAGGATCTCATCGACGCAATCATGCAAGAGACGGAATCGCTGCCGGTGCCGGAGGTCAAGCTTGTCCCGCCGACAGATCGTCCGTGCCGTTGCGGACGCGGGCGGGTTGTTCACAGCCGAACGGGCAAGTCATGCAGTTATTGCCGGGGAGCCGTCGCGTAGCCGAGCGCGGCGGATACTGGAGGAATCATGAGCGATCGCGACTACGCCGCAGAGATGGCGATGCTGGCGCGGCATGGAGTATCGATCACGGTCGAAGGGACAGGTGAGTGGTTCGCGTTAAAAGCGGACACCGGATACTCCCCTTTGTGCGAATCCGGTGTGTTCAGCCACGACCCGTACGTACGAGGCGCATCCTTCCCCACCTTCGCCGCCGCCTACGACGCCGCCGTTGAGGCGTGCAGAAAACTGGAGGCATCATGCGACTGAGCGACGAGCAGATTGACGAGCTGGAGAAATTGAACGCGGCACGGACGCAGGGCGAATGGGGCCACAGCCGCACCGACATGGACAGCTACACCGAGGACGAATTCGGCGAGCTGAGTCCGGTCGCGTACGTCTATCGCGACCCCGAGCGCCGCGTGCCGTTCTTTGGCGAGCAGTTCCGCAATGACTCCAACTTTGTCGCGGCCGCCGTCAACGCCCTCCCCGCCCTTCTCGCCGAGGTCCGCGCCGCGCGGCGCGTGGTGGAGGCGGTCGAAGGCATGCTGCACCAGGAGGTGACTGGCGACCCCGTCGGCCGGAGCCGTGCCCGTACCAAGCTCGATCAAGCTCTCGAAGCTTACGACGCCTCGACCGGAGGTGCCCCATGACTGACGCCGAACGAGCCGAGCGCGTGGCGCGGGAGTTGGTGAGGGTGAAGCCAGAAGATGGTTTCGCTTGTGTCTACATCGCCGACGAGTTCGTGGCGGCCGAACCGGGCTGTGAGACGAGTCCGCTCGCGAAGGCCTTTCGCCTCGCAATCGCTTCCGCCCTCACCGCCGCCCTGGCCGAGGCGCGGGCGGAGCAGCGGGAGCGGGACGCGGAGATCGCCTACAACCACGTGTGCGACGATGGATTCCGGGGATGCGTCTGCAACACGGCGATCTGGCACAAGATTCGGAATGACGCCGAACGCGAGGTGACGGGATGAAAAGACCTCGTCGCGATCCTGACGCGGATCGGGAAGGATGAACAATGAGCAAGAAGAAACCCACGAAAGCACAGATCGAAGCCACCGAAAAGGCGGCGCTGCGGCAACGACTGAAAGACATCGCACTCGGGGCGTACGGGCCGTTCATCGACCCGCCCGACTTCGACAACACGGAGTGCTGCTTGTCGTGCAGGATGGGCTCTGATGCGTTCTATCGCTGGATCGGCGGTATCTGCAACGCGCTACTCAAAGGCGACGCGGACGATTTCCGCATCCGTCTGCACTGCCTGCATGAGTACGACAGCCTCGATGGCGCGACGAACTTCCTCTACACACACGGGGTGCGAGCGTGAGGAGATCACGGATGATTGAGTTTTTCGTCCCAGGCGTACCGAAGCCGGCGGGCTCGAAGCGGGCGTTCCGTAACGCCAAGACCGGCAGGATCATCGTCATCGACGACTGCAAGAAGGGCAAAGACTGGCGCGGCGACGTTCGGTTCGTGGCGACCACCGCGGTAGGCGACGATGCGAGCCCGCTCGACGGGCCGCTCTACCTCTCTGTCGATTTCCACATGCCGCGACCGAAGGGGCACTTCGGACGTAACGGCGTCAAGGCGTCCGCCCCGGCGTACCCGACCTCGAAGCCCGACGCGACGAAGCTCCTGCGCTGCATCGAGGACGCGCTGACCGGCATCCTCTGGCGAGACGACGCGCAGATCGTCATGCAATCGGTATCGAAGGTGTACGCCGACAAGCAGCCGGGCGCGCGGGTGCGTGTCGGGCGGATGGAGCAGTCTGCATGAGGCCAACCCGCAAACACAAGACATTCTCGGCGTCGATGCGGCGCAGAACGCGCCTGGTCAATTCGACGTTCACCGACCGCAGCCCGACACCACACCAGGTCAGAATCAACATGCAGCGCATGCGACGCGGCCCCGAGCCGGTGGAAACGTGGCAGGTGTACGTGGGTGTATGGAAGGACGCTTCACCCGCCGAGGCCGCGCGGGCGCTGCTGGATGGCCGCGCGGTGCGGCTGGGGGAGGAGTACTGACGTGCGTGGGGCTACCGCCTCACCCAATCCAGCTCACCCCGGTTGCGTGGATCGTCGCACCACGACAGATAGCCTTCGCGATGCGCCCACTCGATGAGCGCACGCAGAGGGACCGAGCCGGCCAGGCGTTCGCCCGTAAGCTCGTGGCGCTGCCCCTCGATGCGGAATACCACCGCCTCGACAACGGCCGCATCCTCGACACTCGCCGGCTGGACGACCTTGAATCCCGTCAACTTCTTTCCGCCTATCTTCATTACGTTCTGCATGGTGTGTCTCGGCAAGCATGCGTAGCGCCTCCATGCGTGAAACTACCCAAACAGCCCAATACCCTCCCGCCCCGTAGGGCGATCGGGTGCGAGGCCGGCAAGCTTGACATCCTCCCCGGCCTGAAGGCCGGAGATTCCTCCTCTCCGCCTGGCGGTCGCGGAGCAGCTTGCCCGCAGCCCGATCCAAGCTTAAGCAACGGGTCTTCGAGAAGTGTCGCGTCGCGACGCAGCGACAGAGCCAACCCGCAGCCCGATCCAAGCTTACACAACGGGTCTTCATGGAGGAGTTGCAGGATTGCCGCTTCTGCGGCACCCACCCGCAGCCCGTTCCAAGCTTAAACAACGGGTCTTCGTGACCACGGGGTGGGCTTCGTGCCGCGCGAGCCTAGCCCGCAGCCCGATCCAAGCTTAAGCAACGGGTCTTCGCTGCGGGTGTGTAGTGGCTCAGTAGCAGATCCATCTCCCCGCAGCCCGATCCAAGCTTAAGCAACGGGTCTTCGACTGTCACGGCCGTGCGCGTAATCGCGATGCGGTCCCGCAGCCCGATCAAAGCTTAAAGAACGGTTCTTCGAGAGGCCGCAGCCGTCGCACTATCATGGGGAAGGTCCCCGCAGCCCGATCCAAGCTTAAAGAACGGTTCTTCGGGGTCCGCTGGAAAACCAGATATCCCCGACACTTAAACGGCGTTCCGCGAGCGGTCCGGCGCGCCTGGCGTCCGGCCTTGCTCACGATTGGCTTGGCGGTAGCCATATTCACTTTTCACTGTGCTTCGATCGACTCGCCGCCGCTCGAAACAAACTCTATACCGGATTCTTCGGCCTTCTGCGACACCATGAGGGACATTTTGGCCCACGGGAACGACGCGAACCGGCTCCGATCTGTGTCGTCGTACTCGATACGCGACACGCCGTTACGACGCGCGAACCCCACCAGCATCGCGGCGCTCATGTGCAGGAACGAGTTCATGCGGTCCGCGTGCTTTCGTGCCCGTCGGTCGCGCGCCTCCTGCATGCCGCGCTGTGCGGATTTGGGTACGCGCTTCTCGTACTTCGAATCCTCGGCCATGCGCTGCCGCCACTGCTCGTACGTGGTGATCCACCTGTCCAGGTGGTCCGCGTAGAGGTGTCGAGGTTCGCCGTCACCGACACGGTAGGTCCACAACGCAGGCGATCCAGTGCGCACGTAGAGCGTCTCGCCGCGCCGCTCGTTTACCTTCTTCGCACGCCACACGGCGATCTTGACCATCAGTGGGTTGTTTTTTCCTGGCACATACGGGCGCTGGTAGATCGAAAGCTCGCCGGCCAGCAGCTCGCCGGATTCGATCTGCCGGATCACAGCCATTTGCCGCCTCCACTCCGACCCGCCGCGCAGGTAGAGGCGTCGCCGCGCGCCGCCCAGGCGGAACGAAACCATCAGGCGGCCGCCGTCGTCACGCTCAAGTCTCCATGACTGGTTGTGGATCGGTAGCGGCATCGGGAAGCGGACCGTCGGCAGCGAGATTGATGCACGCCGGATGTCCATGCGGCGCGCCATATAGCGGCGCTGCACCGCCTGCAAAATGCTGGTCGTGCTGGCCGGATCGACAGCCGGCGCGACCACTCGTGCCTCTTGGTACAGGTACGGAAGCGGATGTTTCGGCACCTTCTTCGCTTCCGGATCATGCGCCGGCTCCGCAGCGTACATCCGTTGCACAGCCCAATTCGCCAGCCGCGTTGCGTCCCGCCACGCGTCGCGGAGCACGGCCCGCAGCTCCTCCCACGTCGAATCGACCGGCGAAGCGACCGCCACCTCGACGGCTCGCATCACATAGACGCGGCCCCAGCACTCGCGGCACCAAACCTCGTCACGGTGCCGCTTCCATCCGGGCGGAAGCCGGTCCTTCTCTGTCGACCTTGAACATTTAGAGCACGTGGTCGCCATGATGGCTCGCCCTTAGCACAGTCATTGACATCCTCCCCGGCATGAATGCCGGGGCCTCTCGCGCCGAACGGTAACTTACCGGGCGAGCGCAGCCGATTCCGCCCGGGCGATGATCCGCATCACCGTCACATGGTTCCAGCGTCCGCCGCGACACGTGATGCCCTGCTCATTGAGCTTTCGGCTGATTTCGCGATAGCCCAGCCCCTGCCGGCGAAGCTCGAGAATCCGCGCGATGTTCGCCTGCTCTTCGGCGTCCTCGATCATCATGCCGGGCCGGGCCGGATCGGCGACCACCCCGTACGGCGTCCGCGCGCTCATCCGCCGGCCGTTGGCCTGGTGCTGCCGCATGCGGGCCGACGTGGTTTCCCGAATCTTGCGGCGCTGATATTCGGCCTGAGCCTGGAAGATCATCCGCATAAATGCCTGTTCGGCCGTCTCGTCCGCTACGCCGATGCCGTCCAGAGTGAGCAGAAACGCCCCGCGGCGGGCGATCTCGCGCCGGTAGACCTCAGACATCAGATTGTCGCGGGCGAGCCGGTCGAGGCTGCGGACGACGAGCGCGTAGCCGCGACGTAAGTTACTGAACGCATCGGCCAGGCCGGGCCGGTCGTCGTCGGCGCCACTCAACGCCTTGTCGAAAAACTCGGCGACGATCTCGTGTTTGTTCCGCTGGCAGTATTCCCGCATATCAGCGATCTGCTTTTCGACGGAATCGCACTCGTCGGCGTTCGGGCGCGGGGAAAAACGGGCGTACAGAATCACTTTCATGGTCGAACCTCCTCGACATTCCCGGCCAAGGCCGAGGCCCCTCGCAAGGGGCGCCGGTGATGGTCGGTCAGGCGGGCGAAACGGCCGATTCCATCGTCAGGCCACGCGCCGCCAGCAGGTCACGCATGAGGCGATCGTGCAGCTCTGCATCCGACAGAGCCGGCGAGTGCAGGTCCAGCCACTCACGCAGACGGTCAGCAAGAGGTGCATCCTTCCGCAGGATCGTGCGGCCCAGATCGTCGGCCCACTCCCGCACGCGGGCCATGATATCGGCTTCGGTCAGCCCCTCGGCCTTCGCTGACTCGCGATCCGCCTCGGCCAGCTCGCCAGCATGATACGTCGCCTCGAACTCCTCACGCCCCCACGGATAGATGAACTTTTCGATCTTGGACATGGCTCTTTTCCTTCCATTGCTCCCGAAGCCCAACGCTCCAGGCCCTCCCGCCTCGTGAGACGGTCGGGCGCGGGGCGTTATTCCAGGTCGATAAACGTGTTGGTCAGTTCGTTTCCCTCAGGCATCAGCTCTGCTCCTGGCCCACAGGGCCGGCACTGGTAATCTCCTGGCCCAGACGCTCGGCGAGCATCTCGAGCCGCGCTTCCGTCACGCTGCCGATCCCGCGCGACCAGCAGCCGGCCGATCGCACCCAGCGAAAGCCCCATCTCTTCAGATCACGCCGCAGGCTCTCGTCAGGCTTGCCCGGGAAGTGCAGCTCGACCTTCTGAAACTCGAGATTGTCACGCACAACGACGTCACCGATACGCCGCTCGGGCCGCTCGGTCATCGTCTGCAACGCCTCGACTTTGGCCAGCCGTTCCCGCAGCCGGCGAATGTTCGCGCTGTTATTCGACAGGGCATAGGCCGGAATCGTCTCGCGCCGTTCGATCATGCCCCGCAGCCGATCGCTGGACGTGTTGGCCATCAGATCCGCCAGGGCGACGGCGTCACGCTTCCGGATGGCCGCATTGGTCCGCTTGAAGAATTCCTGCTTCCGCTCGAGCTCGGCGATCCGCTCGCGCAGCTTGTCGGGCGCGTCGGGATCGTCGGCATAGATGGCATTGTTCCGCTCGGCCGCCCTGGCCGCCTGCTCGGCGTCGATGGCCGCATTGTGCAGCGCCAGCGCCTTAGCCGTCAGCCGGTGCATTCGTTCGATCGCGCGCCGGTGCCGCCCCTCGCTGTGATGGCCGACGAGAATCGGCTGACCGAATGGGATGCGGGCGCCGACGTTGTGTTCGGCTACCCAGGTCTCGGCCGCCTCTTTCCGCAGCTTGGCCGCACGCAGCCGCAGCCGTGCGATTCGGCGGGCCCGGCGATCCTCGCGCCGATTGCCCGTAGTCTCGGGCGCCGGCGTCGATTCGATCGTGTCGGCGAGCTTTTCCAGGGCATCGGCGAGCCCATTGTGAGCCGATCGCGCGAGCCGCGGATATTCCGACGATTCGGCCGCATGTACGGCCCTGGCCCGTTCCCGCTCGGCACTCTCGCGCAGAGATTCGGGGGATGGCAGATTGTCAAACAGCGTGTTCATGTGTTCACCTCATTCTGTGGGCTCCCGAAGCCCAACGCTCCAGGCCCTCCCGCTCCGTGGAGCGGTCGGGCGCGGGGCGTGCTCAGGACCAGCGATAACGCAGACCGTTCGAGGCGATGTGCTCGCCGGATTCACGTTTGGCGTCGATGATTTGCTCGGCGATTTCCTGCTGGATGTGCGGCGGGCAGCTGTCCGCGTCCGCATCGACCCAGCAATGCCCCTGGCCGCTCCGGTCAATCTGGATGGTGTGGCCGTCAATCTCGATGGTCTGCGGCCATGCGACCAGGTGGCACCGCCGCCGATCCCAATCGAATCGGTGCGACGCCTCGTAGAGCGCCATTTCCTCGGTGTCGGCCTCGACCTCGCCGATGTAGTTTTCCCGACCTTCCGCCGCGTTTTCGACTTCTGAAATGTTCCATCGCATAGCTATCTCCTTGTGTTCCGGGCTCACGCGAGCCGCGAGGCTGGCCGGCCACGGCCGGCTCGCCTAGGGGCTCAGTCGCCGGCGGGATCGATCACCTCCCAGCCGGACGGCGTTTCGTCCAGAAGGTCCAGAATCAGCCCATCTACGGCTCGATCGATCTTTTCCGGCGTCTCGTACGTGCCGGCGGCGATCGCCGCTCTAATGGCCTGTATGCGCGCCCTGCGGGCATTCTCGATTTTGTCTGGGGTTGTCATTGCTCGGAGTCTCCGAGCGAGATAGGATTTCGGCGCCGGCGGGAACCGCTCCCGCGGGCCGCGCCCCGGAACGTCTCGCTCACGTTGCCGGGGCAATTTTTTTCGTCGACTGGTAAGGCCGACGCACCAACTATACCACAGTTTCGGCACGTGTCAAGAAAAAACTAGAGTTTTTTTTTCGAAATCGCGTCAAACTCCCTCCCGTCTCGCGAGACGGTCGGGAACGTGGCGCGTCTACTGTTCCACTTTCAGGTTGTCAGGTTCAGCCGGGCCAATTCCCGGTGAACGAAGCCGACTGGATCAGAGACTGCGGGATCGTACAGATGAGCGGGGCCGATCAACACGTCCTGTGGCTCGAGGCCAAGTAAGCTACGCGTCGCCGGCCCGGCCTGGTAGCCGTCGCGTTTGGCCGCCCCGCCCCAATGCAGAGAGGCGCCGCGGTGGGCGAGGACCGCATAAGTTAGATTCCTCGCCCAGCCGGCCGACGTTAGTACATAGGCGACTTCGGACAGCATGAGAGGATGAGACTGCAGGCGCTGGACGATCGCCGCGTCACCGACGCCGCGTCCTGTTTCCGCGACGTGGGCGTAGCTGTACAGCTCAACCGGCCGGGTCCGACTCGCCAGCATTACCAGCGCGAGCGCGGCGCAACCGCGCCTTTGAAGGTCGTGATGGGACACGCCCGCGCTCGACGTTGAGCAAACGAAAATCCGTACGGGGTTGGTGTCGGTCGGCATGTCGGCCGCGGCCCACATGTTTTCCGGCTGACCGGCCAAGTAGGCCGGCACGCAGGGGAAAGCGCCCGCATAATCGAGCGCCCAGCGTCGCGCGGACGTTTCGGGCAGGCTCGCGTGAATCTGCGACAGCATCGCTTCGGCCGCCGGCACGTTCGCCTCTGTCCCGCCGGATGAGGCAAGCCGCAGGCTTTCCTCGAACGTCTCGCCCGTCCAGCTTTCGTCGGAGAATCTGCGCTTGATGTCGTCGGGCAGCGCGTGGCACGCGCGGACGAAGTCGGCCAGTGAGTCAAAATCCCAGCGTTTCATGCGGCTACCTCGTTTTGAATGGTCTGCCAATGATCGGCCGACATTCCCTTGCGGATGGTGAGCTCAGCGACGCGCTCGCGCGGCATGCCGGCGGCAAGCAACTTGGCGCCGAAGATCGACGCGCGCGGCGAAATGACGACGCGCAGACCGCGCGCCTTGGCTGCCCGGCGGCAGGCCTGGACGTAAGTTACCCAATCAGGGTTGCCGGCAATTGCGAGCTCAAGCTCTTCGTCGTAGTCGAGGAGAATCGACGGGAAACGGTCGAGGAATGCCGCGTCTTGCTTCATGCGTCCTACGTAATCGTCGGTCCCGCCCAAACCGAAAGTGTTGGCGGCCGCGATGCAATAGAAGTCTTTGTGACGGTTTACGGTGCCGTCGGGGAAGTCATATTTGCCGTTCGCCATCGCTGCGTTGAATGCGAGCACGGCCGCCGGTAACGATGCATCGACTTCATCAAACAGATAGACCCCGCCGTGTTCGTAGGCTTCACGGAATGCTGGACGGATGATGCGGCCCTGCGCGTCAATGAAGCCAGACAACTTGTACGGGGAATCGATGGCGCCGTTGAAGTGGAACGGCAAGCCAAGCGCCTTCGCGCAGGCTTCGGCGATCGTCGTCTTGCCGGAGCCGGCCGGGCCGGCCAACCACACCTGCCCGCATGCGGTCAGCGTTGTAAGCACTTCGGGAAATTGCCGATGCTGCACGCCGACGTTTACGCCGGCGCCGTCCGGCAGTCTCACCTCGATCGGCCGCGGCAAGCCCATTTCCTCCGCGAACACCTCACGGGCGATCGCTCGCACCTGGTCAGCGTCGACGCCGGCAGTGATGCGCCCTTGCAGCGCGCTGGCGATCGCGTCGGCCAGCGAATCGGGCCGCGGCGACGTGGGCGCCGCTGTGGGCGCCGCTGACGATTCCATGCCGGGAAGCAAGTTAGTTGGCGCGGCTACAGGCGAGCTGCCGGCCATTGCTGCCGAGGCGGCCGACGGCCGGCCGGAAGCCCACGCGGCCGGCACATGGCCAGTCGCCAAACACTCCTCGAGCTCGGCATTGGTGGCGCCGAGCCATGCCCGCTTGCCGAATCGGCGCGAGCATTCTGAAATCAGTTCCGTGCGTGACATTGCCGGGGAACTCCGGCGAGAGGCGAAGGATGGCCGGAACCGCTCCGCACCATCCGGCTGTAGGCAGTCTCGCTCGCTGGTACAGCTAATGTTCCATTTACATCAAGAAACACACGCAGTCAAGTTTTTTTTGCAGATTTTTTTCGGATTTTTTTGGCAACCGCGTTTTCCGCTTGACAGCAAGGGGGGGGGGCTTGACAATCCGAGTATGGAGCGCCAGCGCAACAAGCGCCAGCGCAACAAACGCTCCCCAATGCAAGACGGTCACAGCGCAACCGCCTAACACACACCACCACCACCAACAACAACAACAACAACAACAACCGCCGGCCGTCAAAGGCAGTCGCCAAGCCGGATAACTTACCCGGCGGCGTCAATCACAGTCACGCCAAGTAAGTTATGTAGTGCTGTCGGCGGTGAAGCTATGAAGCCATCCGGCCGGAAGCCATCCGGATAACCTGCCGCGCTTGCCGGGCCTCGCGCGGGTTTCGGCTTTCCTTTCCGTGCTGCACCCAGGGCGGCCCCATTGAAGCGGCTCTTTGGTGCAATGCGTCACCCTTAGTACCGCTATTACGGCCTTAAAACTAAGTGGGAACGGGGGTTACAGTAGGTCGAGCAGGGGGGGGTTCGACCTTTTTTGCCCCGACCCCCACCCCTCGAGCCCTGGGTCCCCACGAGTTAACCCCTTCCCAACGCTTTTCGAATTTTGCGTTTGGATTGCGGTGTCGTATGGTTTCGTGGAATGGGTCCCTCCGGGCTGTGTTTGTATGGGTCCCTCCGTGGTCTTTCGGGTATTGATTGGGTCCCTCCGGCGCCGGGATGAGGTGGTGTGTATGGCGACGTCTTTTGTTCCGACTACGAGGTGGATGGACGTGTTTCTGACGCGTGGGCCTCGGCCGTTGATGGTCGAGTGCAATGAGGCGTCCGGGCTTCCTTGGGTGATCGTTCCGCCGGATCAGGAGTTGGCGATGGCGGTCGTTGCCTTGGGCGGTGACTACTCGGGCCCGAGTCCGGTCAGATTTTTTCCGGCGTCGGCTTTGGGTCGTGCGATCCCGGTTTTCGGGAAGGACATTACCCACATCCGCCTGATCCACATTGAGGGGTAGAATCGAGCTGTGTCGGCGCCGGTCCGGTTTGATCCGGTTTGATCCGGTTTTGTCCGGTTTTATCCGGTTTTGCTGTGGTTTGCCCCATTCCCCACGTCGACGTACGGAACGAACGGGATTCCGCAAGTCAATTCCGTACGCCGTGCTACACGCGATGTAGCACGCCGCCATGCCGGGTGTAGCCCCCGCAATTCCGTTCGCGCGTAGGGCGCAACACCGTTTCACCCACTTCTGGGCAATATTCCCAGATTTTGGGTAAATTAGCTTGACTTATACCGGAACGTGGTTCACACTTAGGTGAAGCTCATCTTATATCACCCGAGGGTTCATGCTGGATGGCGGGTCGCGAGAAGCTGACCGAGGAACAGGTTGCGGAGAAGAAGGCGATTTTCCGCAAGTGGAACTCTGCGGCTACCCGCCCGGTGTTCGTTCAGACGCGGGATCGGTTCAAGCGTACGCGGCGTTGTTCGGTGCTGGAGGCTTTTCGGCTGGCGGACAAGGCGGTTTCCGCGTGGGTGCTGGCCGGCAAGCCCGAGCGATTCGATTTCGACAAGGCGGCGGATTCTGCTGCGGTTCAGGTGGTCGAGGAGGAGCCTACGGCGTCCGGTGTTCCGGCCGCGGGGCTCCCGGACGTCTGGTTGCGGCTGGTGGCGGCGGCTGGGGACAAGCGCTGCACGAAGGCGACGGATCGGGAGTGGGTCGCCAGCGTCCTGCTGAAGGACCCGGAGGACATTGATCCGACGACGGTGCCGAGTGCGGCGGCGGTGGGCCTGCTCCAGTGGGCGCGGGCGAACCGCAGCGAGTTCTACAAGGACGTGTATGCCCGGGCGGCGCGGAGTGAATCGGCGGCGAGCGCGGGAGACGGCCTGACGGATGACGGCCAGAGCGTTGAAGACATCATCAAGCACTTTGTCGCATTGCGATCCGAGGGCGCCGTTCTACCACCTGGTTCCGAAGGGGTGGAAGGAGAACGCTCAGTGGCGGATCGACTTGATTCGGATGGGGTCGCGGTCGGCAGCAGCGGCGAATCTGCTGCGGACGATGTGTAAGCGCGATCCCCTGTTCTTTCTCAACTCGTTTGTGCTTTTGTACGAGCCTCGGACGGAGCCGCCGGAGGTTCGTCCGTTCAACACATATCCGTATCAGGACCGCGCGATCCTCCTGAGCCTCGAGCGATTCGGCAAGACCGACATCGGGGTGGAGAAGTCGCGGGACATGGGGGCGAGCTGGCTGTTCCTGGCCCTGTTCCTGTGGCGGTGGCTCTTCTTCCCGATGGGCGACTACATGATCATGTCGCGCAAGGAGGAGGAGGTCGATTCGACCGAGAACCGCAAGGCGTTGATGGTGAAGCTGGATTTCATGCTGAGCCGTCTGCCGGGTTTCCTGAGGCCGCGGCGGTACACGCGGACGCGGCTTAAGCTGTCGAACGACGACAACGGCAGTGTGATCACCGGCTCATCGACGACGGGCGACGCGGGTCGTGGTGGGCGAAACACGGCCATCCTGATCGACGAGTTCGCGGCGTTCCAGTACGCGGACGGCTACGAGGCGCTGAGCTCGACGCAGTACAACACCCGGACCCGCATTTTCGTGAGTACGCCCAAGGGTGACAGCGGCGCGTACTACGATATGATGCACAACAATCCGAGCCTGTTGAAGCTGCGGTTTCACTGGTCGGAACACCCGGAGCAGTCGCGCGGGCTGTACACGACAGAGAAGGGCAATCTCAAGATTCTGGACGAGGGGTACCCGTTCCCGGCGGACTACCCGTTCATCCTCGATGGCAAGCTGCGGAGCCCGTACTACGACGAGGAGGAGAAGCGCAGCCCGAGCCCGCAGTATCTGGCGCGTGAGCTCGACATCGACTATGGCGGGTCGAATACCCGGGTGTTCGATTCGTCGGTGCTGGATCGGCTGATTGCCAAGCACGCGACGCCGCCGGTCGAGCGGGTTCCGCTTCGGCGGTTCCTGGGTGAAGAGCGCAGCCGGTCGATGCCCGAGGGGTTTTGGAATCGGGCGCAGGACGCCGAGATTCTGCTGTGGGCCAATCGCAACGACGAGGGCAAGCTGCCGGACGATCGGCTGTACGTGATGGGCTGCGACATATCTGCGGGCACGGGCGCGTCGAACAGCGTGTTGAGCGTGTTCGACTGCAAGACGCGGCGGAAGGTGTTGAAGCTGATTCACAACCGGATCATGGCGACGGAGTTCGCCGATCTGGCGGTGGCGATCGCCCGATGGCTCGAGGGATTGAACGAGCAGGGCGCGTACATGATCTGGGAAGTCCGCGGGCCGGGTACGTCGTTCGGTCAGCGGGTGATCGACCTGGGCTACCGCAACGTCTACCACAAGACGAATGAGCGGAGCCTGAGTCGGAAAGAGACGGATACGCCCGGCTGGCACCCGACGCCGGAAAACAAGCTCGAGGTGATCGAGCGGTATCGGGATGCGTTGGCGGCTGAGTCGGTCATCAATCCGTCCGAAGATGCGTTGAACGAATGCCGTGAGTTCATCTACACGACGCACGGCGTGAAGCACAAGCGGGATGCGGATGCGGACGATCCGAGCGGGAAGAACCAGTTCCACGGCGACCAGGTGATTGCCGACGCGCTGGCGGTCTTCGCGATGGAGAAGGAGGTTCGGATCGTCCAGCAGCAGACGGCGAAGATCATCGTTCCTGGCAGTCGGCTGTGGCGCGATCAGGTGCTCGCGCAGCGGCAGAAGCAGGCGTTGGATTTCTGGTCGAGGCGGCGGGTGCGGGCATGCTGAACATCGAAGGTCCGCCCGTTCGAGTTCGAGATGCGTCACCCGGACACAGGAGAACGGTAGTGAACGACCCAAAACAGGGAGTCGCGGTTGCGGCGTATAGTGACACAGGCGAATCGGTCGAGGTCATCGACACGGGTGTTCGTATTCTTAACCGGAAGGTGTATCTCGGGAAGTCCGCATTCGGCCGGACGGACGATAAGGCCGTAGTCGCGCGTTTCAACAAGCTGATGGAGAAAGCGTGGACGCCCGGATGCCGCAGCCTCATGATTCCTATTGCGCAGCTCGAAAGCAGTGCTCGCAGGAGCTGGCGGCGCCGATGGTTTTTCAGTTAATCGACATTCCGGCGATGGACCTGCACCGGATGGTGATGCAGCTCTGGATCAATGACCTGATCGAGATGGTGCACACGAACGGGATTCGTTGGCGATCATCCATGATCGACTAGCTGGTTTGTGTCTCATGGAACACGAGGACGTGATACGCAAGGGCGGGTGAGCCGCCCATAAAAACCGAGCAGGCAACTTCCGGGACGCCGGCCAGCGGACCTGAAGCGCGAGCCAGAAAACGACGGCAGTAGGGTGCCCTATCCACCCTGCTGTCGTTTTTTATGAGCTCGCCTGCTCTGCGAACAACGGCGGACTGATCCGCCTTCAACGAAAGGAGAACGACATGCGGACTTACGGATTCGTGCTGGTGATGGTGCTGCTGGTGTGCCTGTCGGCGATGGGCTGCGCGCCCAACACCGAGCCGATGGAGCGGCTGGGCAATCGGGCGATCGACGAAATCATCGGGCCGGCGGTCCAGAAGTCGCTCGTCGAGCTGGGCACGCGCACCGGCACGATTCAGGGCGGCGTGCAGGGGATCGAGCCCGGTTACGAGGTGGTGGTCGAAGGCAAGATCGTCAACGGCTTCGAGGGCAAGGCCACGATCCGCGCCAAGGGCGTCGCCGGTCAGTTCACCGGGCACCTCCAGGGCGACAGCGATGCGGCCAGTTCCGAAGAGGACTCCGCACCGAATGAGTGACTACCTACCTGCCCGGACTGTGCCCGCACGATGCGCGGCGAACATCCGGGCCAGGACCCTCCCCGCCGCGCGCACGGACCGCGCCGGCGGGTTTTTGAGGTTTCGTAAATGGCCCGACGCCGGATGTGCGGCCGCTGCAAGACGCTTGAGGCCAGCGTGAGGGTCAAAACCGACACCGGCGGAGCGACGGCGATGTGCGTCGCGTGCTGGGCCGCCTGGGAGCGTCGGGTCGGGCACCGGAACGACGGAACGCCCCGCGGGAACGTGGTGGTCGAAGCATTGGAGTCAAAGTCGTGAACGGCCGGCTGCTGCAAGGTGCGTGGAACGTGATGGCGTGGTCCGCCTTCCTCCTCGCTGCGCTGGCCGCGTCAATGGCCGCATGCCTCATTGCGAGCACGTGGGGCTGTACCGAAGGCGCGATTCATCTTGAGGTGCACGCACCCGAGATTCCGCCGGAAGCGATCAAGCTCGCGGTCGAGCCGGGCGCCGTTCAGACGCACGTGGCGACAAGCCTTCCGGCGATCGAGATACCGCCCATCCCCGAAGGGCTGGTGAAGGTCGAAGGGCACGCGCCGGTGACGAACGACTTCGGCGCCGGGTGGGTGGCCGGCGGCGTGGTGGCGGTGGTGCTGACGGGCCTGGGTGTCTGGTGGTGGAGCCGGCGGCATGCCTGATGTGATGGAGTACACGACTGAACCCCGGAAGTCCGAACGCGAAAACGCGAGTGGGTCGATGACGCGTCTCTACCGCGCGGTGGAGGTGGCCTATGAGGGCATGAGCACGTTCCGCGAGCGCCGCACCGAGATCATCAAGCAGATCGTCGGCGACAGCTACTCGAAGAACGGGACGCTCGAGCCCGTCCACCTGAACAAGATTCGGTTCGCGCTCTACGTCTACTCCCGGTATCTCGCGCCGAAGAATCCGCAGGGAATCGTGACGACGCGCTCGACGGCGCTCAAGAGCGGAGCGGCAGACCTCGAAGTGGCGCTCAACGATGTGTGCGAACGCATGAACCTCGGCCAGGTGCTCGAGGATGCGGTGATGGACGCACTCGTGGGCATGGCCGTGGTGAAGATCGGCCGCACGTCGTCGGAGAATTACCGGATCAACGGCTTTGAGGGCGGATCGTATCCGTACGCCTGCACGGTCGACCTCGACGATCTGGTGTTCGACTTCTACGCGAAGCGGTGGGAAGAGATCGAGTTCATCGGCAACTTCTACCGCCTGCCGCTCGAGGACCTGAAGGACAACGACGATTACGACCAGAGCGTGGTCAAGCGCCTCACGCGATCGGATCGGGAATCGCACAACAAGTCGGGCGAGGAAAAGGCGTCTGAAGTGTCGCGCGGCGGCGGCAGCGAGCCGGACGAGTTCTATGACTACGTGGAGCTGTGCGACCTGTACCTGCCGCGGCAGAAGCGGATGATTACCGTTTCGCGGGAGTTCGACAAGAACCTGCCCCCGCTCCGCGATGAGCCGTACATCGGGCATCCCGACGGCCCGTACCATATTCTGTACTACAACAAGGTTCCCGGTCAGCTCCTTCCGCTCCCGCCCGCTTTGCAGTGGGCCGACCTGCACAAGCTGATGAACGAGCTGTTCCTGAAGCTGGGCGATCAGGCGCTCCGGCAGAAGCAGGTGGGCGTCACCAACGCGCGCAGCGTCGAGGACGGCAAGCAGGTGCTCGAGGCCCGCGACGGCGAGTTCGTCGTCTCGGACAACCCCGGCTCGACCGTTCAGTTGTCGTTCGGCGGCGTGGACAACAACACGCTCGCGTTCACGACCTACTGCGACAGCCTGTTCAACAAGCTCCATGGCAACATCGAAGTGCTGGCCGGGCTGGGCCCGCAGTCGCCGACGCTCGGCCAGGACGAATTGATTGCCGCCGCGGCCAACAAGCTCGTGGTGGACATGCAGGAGCGCACGTTCCGGTTCACCGAGCGCGTGATGCGCTCGATCGCGTGGACGATCCTCACGGACCCGGCGATCCGGCTGCCGCTGCGCAAGCAGGTGGACGGCACGGATATCGAGGTTCCGTTCGAGTACACGCCCGAACGGCAGATGGGCGACATCATGGATTACAACATCCAGATTCACCCGTACTCGATGAAGTTCACTTCTCCGGCCGCGCGTCTGGCCGCCATGAACAGCTTTATTCAGGGCGTTGCGATCCCGCTTGCCGGTCTGATGCAGGAGCAGGGCATCGTGCTCGACTGGCAGAAGTTCGTCGATCTGTGGTCGCAGTACCAGCAGATGCCAGAGATCAAGGACATCGTGAAGTACGCCCCGCAGGATCAGCAGGAGGCAGGGCGCGACGTGATGCGCAAGCCGCCCGTCACCAACCGGAATTACACCCGCCGAAACGTGAAGGCGTCCAGCCCGGAGGCGGAACGCCAGGAGTTGATGCAGGCGCTCTTGAGCCGTCGCGGCGGCCAGGGCGACTAAGGGGCTCAGTATGGACCCGTGGCGTTTGCTTGAGGTGGTGACGGCATTCTTTGGCACCGCGTCGCTGGCCGTGGCCGGATGGGCGCTGATTCGCGTGGTGACGATCAGCGAATCACTCGCACGGCTGGAAGCGCGCCACGAGGCGGAACGGGATGAAACGGTTCGAAGGTTCGATGAGCTGGTCGGCTGGTTGAAAGCGGTGGCCGATCGCCTCGACAGGTTCATCGAGAAGCGGGAGTGATGAGCGACACGAAGGCTGTAGATCGACACTGCCCCGAGCACGGCACGTTCGACGTGACTGTGAAGTGGGGTTCGGACGCGACGTTTGCCAAGCACCCGTGCCCGACGTGCGGGCGCAAGTGCGGACGGCCGCGGATCGAAACCGGCAACGAGTTGCCGATGACGCAGCTTCCGGGCACCTGGCCGCAGACGTCCTTCTTCGGGGGTGTGCACCCGAGCCAGGTGAACGAGCTGCGTGAACATCTCAGGAAGCATGGCGTCAACGCGGAAGTGCTGCCCAGCGGTGACGTCAAGTTCACGAGTCGCGGGCAGCGAAGGGCGTACCTGCGAGCGAGGGGGATGGTAGACCTCGACGGCGGGTACAGCGACTAAGCGCCGAGCACAGGAGAACACGATGTCCGACGAAACGACCACGATCGACGCACCGAGCACTCCGCCGACCGATGCACCGGCGACCGCACAGACGGACGCGAACGGCAGCACCGGCGGGCTCGATCCCGATTGGGATGATATTCCCGATGCCCCGGCGCCCGAAAAGCCGGCGGCATCGACGAACGATACGCCAGCCGCGGATGCAGGCGATTCCCGCGGCGAATCCAAGGCGAGTTCCGAACCGGCGCCGGCCGACGACGGGTTCGACGCATCGCTGATGGATCATGCCAAGGCCGCAGGCTTCACCGAAGAGGAAGCCCGCGCGTTCGGCAGTCCGGTCAATCTTCAGAAAGCCCTGATCGCGTTCGATCGCGCCGTGATCGGCGTAGCCCGCCAGCAGTCGTCCGAGACGACGCAGCAGGCCACAACGCCGAGCAGCACTGCCCCGAACGCATCGGCGCAGCAGACGCCCGCGCCGAACGCCGAGTTCAACCCGAAGGAGCTGGGTCTGCCGGACGACCTGGACCCCGAGGTGATTACGGCGTTCAAGAACCTGCATTCGCAGTTCGCTTCACAGCGGGAGGCGGATCGCAAGGAGCTCGATGCGCTGCGTCAGGGGTATCAGTTCATCACTCAGCAGTTGCAGGCGCAGACCCGAGTGGCCGACCTGCAATTCGCGGCGCAAACCATCCAGTCGATGGGCGACGAATACAAGTCGCTGCTCGAAGGGAAGGAGGCGCAGGCGAAGCTCGAGGAGGTGGTCGAGACCGCGTACGCGCTCAAGCAGGGCTACGAGCGCCGGGGGATCGCTCTCCCGGACGCGACGACGCTGGTGAAACGGGCCATCGGCTCGGTGTTTCAAGACAAGGTTTTGGAAATCGCGAAGGCGCGGACCGCGCGTGCGGTGGCGCAGCGGAAGAAGGGCGACAGCTCTCCTCCGACGCACCGCAAGCCGAAAGAGACGGGCGATCCTCTCGAGGATGCCCGCAGGGCCGCTCGCAGCAAGCTCCTGGAGTTCGGCGTGAAAACCGACGCTCCGGAGGCCGACGACGAGTGGTGAGGCGACGCGCTCCGGTCTGACGCACTCCGCTCAGATATGGAGTCAATGAGATGCCTTTGACTGTTGAGCAGATTGATGACTTGACCGCGAGCACGCTTCCGCATCTGACGAAGCGGAACCTCGCGCAGATGGCTCAGACCTTTCAGAATTACGAGATCCTGAGCAAGTGGTTCACGAAGGAAAAGGTGCAGAAGAAGGGCGGGCACTCCATCGAGATGCGCTTGATGGATCAGCTCCCCGACTCGGCCGCGCACATCACGATCGACCAGTCGGACAACCCGACGATCGCGAAGCTGCTGGACAAGATGACCATTCCGTGGCGTCACTTCCAGAGCTACTACGCCTGGTACATCGAAGAGATTCTGATGAACTCGGGCGAGAGCGAGATCGTCGATCTGCTGAGCGCGCGGCGCGACGCATCGAAGATCAGGACGGCCGAAGTGCTCGAGATCAAGGCGTGGGCGTGCCCCGTCGCCGCGAACAAGGTCGATCCGTACGGCGTGCCGTACTGGATCGTGAAAAACCCCGTCGAGGGCTTCAACGGCGGTCTGCCGGCAGATCACACCACGATCGCCGGGCTCGACCTCGACGAGCATCCCAACTTCAAAAACTACACGGGCACGTACACAGCCATTAGCGCCAGCGACCTGATTCGCAAACTGCGGAAGGCGATGGATCAGACGGCGTTCAAGAGCCCGATCGGCAAGGACGAGTTCTACGGGATGAAGGGCAAGAGCTGGCGCCTGTACACCAACCTCGAAACGAAGCTGGCGATCGAGGACCTGGCCCGGGCGCAGAACGAGAACCTGGGCGCCGACCTCGCCGCGATGGACGGCCAGACCACGGTGCGCGGCAACGCGCTGATGCGGGCCAACCCGCTCGACAGCGACCCCCAGAACCCGATCTACGGGATCAATCACAACACCTTCAAGGTGGTGACGCTCCAGGGTGCGTTCTTCCGCGACAGCGGCCAGATGGTGGTTCCGACCAACCATCGCGCCCGCGTGGTCTACAACGACACCACGTACAACTACATGTGCATGAACCGTCGCCACAACTTCGTGCTCTACGAAGCCTGATCCGCACGGGAGTGAAATCGTGTTCGAGTGATACGACCAGGGGAAGCGGAAAGAAGCATACGGAGATTTGAACGATGTCTCACATTCTCGAGTATCAGGGATACAACGACCAGGACGGGCCGAGCCCGCGCATCTGGGGCAACCTGCCTCAGTCGGAGATCGATTCGCGTCCGGGTCGGATCATCCACATTTTCGATCGGTTCGACGCGCTCGGGCCGCACGCCTCGGCGAGCAGCAGCACGGTGACGGAGAAGAACGGCCCGTGGAGCACCTTCATCTCGCAGGGCGGCTCGATCACTGCGGCCAGCGCCAGCGTTCCCGGCGGCGGCATCACGGTGTCGGCGGACGGCGACGATGAGGGCGTCGTGCTGACGCGGTGGCTGCCGCTCTTCAAGATCGCGTACGGCGGCAAGCCGTTCTGGTTCGAGGCGCGAGTGAAGTCGAGCACGGTGGCCAACACCAAGCACGGCATTTTCGTGGGCATGATCAACGCGATCACGCCGAGCGCGACCGTGCCCATCGCGGCGGACGGCACGCTGGCCGACCAGAACCTGGTCGGCTTCCATCGCCTCGAGGGCGACGGGGACGCCATCGACACGGTGTACAAGGCGAACGGCGTCACTCAGGTGACGGTCAAGGCCGACGCGATCGCGCTGGCCGCTGACACGTATGTGAAGCTCGGGATGTACTTCGACGGTACGACGCTGTTCTTCTTCAAGGACGGCGTGCTCCTGCCGGATTCCAAGGTCATCCCGTCGGCGGCGGGGACCGACTTCCCGAACGATGTCACGCTGTCGCCCGTGTTCGCCGTGCTCAACGCTACGGGCACGGACCCGGGCAGCGCCACGTTCCAGTGGGTGCGGGTCGCACAGCTCCTCTGATCCTTGTGTTCCGGTGCGGGAGGGTGGGCCGGGTTTGTATTCCGGCCCCCCTCCTTGTGACACAGCGAGTACCCCGACATGGCCGAGCCGACACTGACGCTGACGCTCACCAATATTCGCGACGAGGTGGCCCATTACCTCTACGGCAACACCGCGTACGACGATCTGGCCGCGGACGAAAAGACGATCGTGGATCGTCGCATTCGTGACGGACTGGCGCGGTTCTATGGCGCGCGGGAGTGGGGTTTCCTTAAGGTCTGGACGACCCTCACCACGGCGGCGTCGACGGCGAGCTACGACCTTCCCGACGGCGCGGGGTACATCGAAGGTCCGCTCTTCTTCCCGTCTGAAAGCGGCTACCCGGAAATTCGCACGGTGGATGCTGAGACGGTTCATCGGCACTGGCAGGAGTCGATGACCGGCGGCGTGCCGATGATCGCGGCGCTCCAGCCGAAAACGTCGGCGGGCACGGCTGGGCAGAAGAACGAAATCATCTTCTGGCCGGTTCCCGATGCGGAGTACGTGCTGACCTACAAGTACCGGATTCTGCCGGACGCGCTGGCTGACGCGGCGCAGTACGCGCTGGGCGGTTCGGCTCATTCGCAGACGATTCGTGCGGCGTGCTTGGCCGAAGCGGAGATGCGCGACAACGACACGATCGGAATGTACACGGCCGACTACACGCGGCTGCTGGAGCAGAGCATCGCCTACGACGCGCGGGCATACGCACCGCGCTCGCTGGGTCGCATGGGCAACGGCCGGCTCGGGCGTCGGATTCGGACGCTGCGACCGAGCCTGACGCTGGAAGTTGAGGAATAACATGGTCGATATCGACAACCTTGTTGTGAATGCAAACAACGTGGCGTACACGTTTCCCGACAACGTTCGGGCGGTGGCGCTGCGGGCGAAGGACGCGGATATCACGGTGGCTTCGGCGCCGGGCGGTGATACGTACACGCTCGATGCGGACGCGCCGGGCATCGCGTTCGAGGACATGGATATGCGCGGCCGCACGCTGTACTTCAGCGGCACGAGCGCGGTCCTTCAGGTGCTCATGATCCTCGGAAACGGCTGATGATCTATTACCCTTCCAATCTGTATCGCGGGGCGGTGAACGTGCCGGGCGCTGCGCGTGGCCTGGTCGATCCGCCGCCGGGCGATGTTCCGTTCGCGTTCTGGGCCTCGTGCACGAAGAGCGGCAAGGCCGAGTTTTCGGCGAGCGGCAATCACGACCTGATCACACAGGTCGTGCAGGAAGGCGCGATCTACTTCGATGCGGACGGCGTCCCGCAACAGGCCCAGGCGAACCAGCTGCGCATCGGCCGCGGGCTGCCGATCACGCCGGCGCACAACGGCGCGGTGATTGAGCCGGAACGCACGAATCTGATTGCGCCGTCGACCCCCATGACGACGTTCACGTGGACGGGGACGAACAGCTCACTCACGGCCGTATCATCCCTGTCGTCATGGCTGGGCTCGATTCAGGTGGCCCGCAACATCATCGAGACGACCGGGAACGGCACGCACCATCGCCAGCGCACGATCGGCACGACCACCAACGGGGCGCGGTACACGTTCTACGCAGTGCTGTCGTCGATCGGCTCCGGCGCCAACCAGCGGCACGCGCGGCTCAAGACAGCCAGCAGCAGCGGGTTCGGTGCGCAGGTGGACGTGTTCTACGACCTGCTTAGCGGGACGAGCACCAAGACCACCGGCCCGGCGACGATGCTGCACGGCATCCACGACCTCGGCGGCGGCTTGTGGTTCTGCTACTTCGTCGTCACGGCCACGTCCGTAGCGACCGAGCATCTGGCCATCTACAGCGTGGTCGACTCGAGCACGGAAAGCTTCGAGGGCTCGACGTCGGCCGGACTGGTGGTGCATCACGCGCAGTGCGAGGTTGGCGACGGGCCGACGAGTCCGATCATCAATACTGGCGCGACGGCGAACACCCGCGCCGCCGATCAGATCGCGTGGAGCGGGGCGGACCTGGGTACGTCAGACTTCACGATCGCGTTCCGCGTAGTGCCAACGTGGCCGGTCCCGCAAGGTCTGGCGGCCGAGCAGACGATTCTTGATACGCGCGATGACGAGGGCGACGACGGCCTGCGGATTTACAACACGCAGACCGACACGATCGCGGAAGTGTTCCGCGGCGGCGTGCTCCAGAACGATACGCAGTTCTCCATTGTGAACGGCATTCCCGAGCGGTGGGCGCTGATCCTGCGATGCGGCGTCGGGAACATCTACCCCCTCACGCGCAGGCTCTCGGACGGTACGGAGTACGACTACCCCGTGTGGCACGCCAACGGCGTGCCCAATGCCCACGCGAAGCTCGCCATCGGGCAGGCGTCGGGCAACGCGCCCATGACGATCGCGGACCTCGTGGTGTACTCCGGCGCGCTGGACGACACGCAGATGGATGCGGTCCTCGACTGGATGGAGAGCAGGAAGGACCTCTGATGATCTGGTTTCCGGGCACGTCGGTGACGAAGGGCGCGATCAGCATCCCAGCACGCGCGGCAAAGCCTGAGCCCGAACCAGAGATGGTCGAGGTCGTCGAGGTGATTTACCTCGGCGAGGGGTGGGCAGAGTGGGTATTCACGCACGAAGTCGGCGACCAGCCATCTCTCGACATCTCGGACTACTGGGGCCTACAGCTTCGTACGCCCGATCAAGGATGGATAAGCCCAGTATCCTTCGACGAGATAGCGGATAACGTAGCTTACATGATCTACGACGTGCACGAAAAACCTGACGCTGCCCGTGTGGTGGCTCACCCTGAGGGTGGATTTTTTGCGATACCGTTTGTTAACGGTTTGCAACTGAAAGTTGATGTACCGTGTACGTTTATTGATTCATCCCCCGCAGAGCCAGACTTGATCGTGTCAGCCGTGGCCGATGTGGGCGGCAACATGGCTCTTTGGATATTTTCGGAAAATGTCACCGTACAGGAGGGGTTGCCCGGAGGGGCTGATGGGTTGCAAATTAACGGACAGAACCCGGAAAACTACGCACGAGATGGTACAAACTCTATCTCTTGCGAATACGCTTTTTCGGTACTCGGTGAGACATGGCAAGTGACTGGCAATCCCGCTTGCCTTGGTGGGTTGACCTTGCAAATTGGACAGAGCGGTATTGTAACAGCTCTGAGTCCTTAACAGAGCATAATAGAGGGTAGTGCATCTCCGAAAAGGGGGTAGCGGCTTCTCGTCCTCGTCACCGTAAGGGCCACCGGATGCCCTCTGATTGATACTTTTTCCCAAAGGAGAACGACATGGGCGCAGCGAACACGAAACGACTGATCGAGGCCATCGAGGCGGGCGATATCACGCTCGACGACGGCGTGAACATCGCCACGGGCACGGCCACGGGCACGAAGATCGGCACGGCGCCGACCGAAAAGCTCGCCTTCTACGGCGAGACGCCGGTGGTCCAGCCGGCGGCACTGACGGCGGCACTGCCCTCGATCACGCACACCGCGCCGACCACGCCGGACTACGCGATCCAGGACCTGACCGATTCGGGCGGGTTCGGATTCAAGACGAAGGACGAGGGTAACACCGTGTTGGCGGTGATCCTGAACCTTCAGACGCGCGTGGGCGAGCTGGAGGCGAAGTTGCAGGCGCTCGGTCTGGTCGCTGCCGCGGAGTGATGAATGGCCCGTCGCATGGTCGAGTTGCAGTTTCCGATCGCCGGCTTGGATCGGCGCGCGGCGTTCCCGAAGCAGCCGCCGTTCAGCACGCCGGAAGCCGTGAACGTGCGCGGTCGCAGTATCAGCGGCCGCGCACGTGGCGGCTCGCGCCCGGGAACGATCAAGGCGTGGAGCACGGAGCTCGGCGGCGGTGAGCCCGTGCGCCTGCTGGCGAGTGTCGAGACGCACGTTTCGACCAGAGCGCAGACGTTCGTCGACCCGTTCGACGGCAGCTCGCTGTCGGCTGACTGGAGCACGCCTCTGTGGATGGCGGGGCCGCTGACGGTCGGCGGCGGCTATGCCAACTCGCCGACATCGGGGCTGTATGGCGCGCTGCTGGACGATAAGAACGTGGATGGCGCCCAGCCGCATTCGGCGTCCATCCGCATTCCGACCGCCATTGTGGCCGTGGGCACTCATACCTTGCACGGGATCTACGGCGGCATGGATGATTCCAGCCCGGGCGGGACCACGAACTCGGTCATTGCGTCCATCTACCGGGAACGCCGGTCCGGCTCGTACTTCGGCCGCCTGCGGCTGTTGCAGTTTGTGAACGGCAACCTGGTCCTGGACATCGCGGCCGAGAGCGACAGAACCGATTCGACGTTCCATTCCGGAACGCTGTCGATCAGTTTCGCGTCCGGTATCTGCCGGGCCCAGTGGGATGGCGACAACGGGGACACGATGTCCGTCCAGAAACCCCTCACGGTGGCCGGAACGCGCTACGCGATCGGGATGGATCGCTTCGCCAGCGTGGAATCCGGCCGGATCGATTCGTTCCGGCTGGACTATTACAGCGCGCT